ACTTCTCTCTCCGCACAAACGGGGCATACCGTACCTTTCACACGGGCATTGATAATGCAAGGTTGGGACAACCGCTAAACGCACTGTAACCAATGGTCGTCAAATCACCCGGAAGTGTAGGGCTGACAGCCGTGCGTTCTATCACTGCCTTGAAGCTGCCGCCATCCTCCAGAGTTCCGGTCACGCCGCCGATCACCACATCCTTCTTGATGTTCTCGGATAGTATTCTCTGTTTTTGCGGGTTGTCTCCCGTTTGCGTTTTTAGGTCGTCCCTGACCATTTATCACCTTGCGGCGGGTAAATCGAAAAAATAAAGGGGCTACCCTTTCGGATAGCCCCTCGGCTGTCGGTCAAGCCCTTGCAAGACCCACTCAGTATTTCTTCTTTCTTCGTACTTCAAGCACCACGATCTTCCCGTTCTCCACTTTCACCTCCGCTTGATTGCGGTTCTTGAGGATTTCGTTGATCGTCCGTACCATCTCCATCGTTAATTCCATTGTTTCCTCCGTTTTCCTCCAGATATTCCATGCTCATCTTGTACGCAAGCTGCGGGTCGCTGAAAAGGCCACAATGTGTAAATGCAAGCTGCGGCGCAATTTTTCCGTTGCCCAGCATGGTAACCAGCACATTTGCCTTTTCGGAAATGTTCTCATAATTCCGCCGGGTAAATCTGATTTCGATTGCGGACAGTTTCAAAGACAAGTCGCTCAAGTCATTGCAAATCCGCAAAAGCACTTTCAGAAACTCTTTTTCGGAACGCTTGAATACCAGCTCGGAATCTTTTGCCCTTGCTTCTGCCGCAGACCAGCCGTCACGCATAATGACCGCAGACCCGGTGTCAGAGGTGGAAGAACCGCCGTTTCTATTGGGCATCCCGCAAATAGTCAGCACTGTGTTATACAGATTGTCCGCAAGGGTCTGTGTCTGCGTCTGGTTCAGCTCCGTGACAAGGTTTTTGATCTCCGCTTTCTTCTGCGGGTCAATATCCTCAAACTGAATCGCTCCATCCTGCCGCAGTGCAGAATATTGTTCTTCGGAAATACGCACATTATGGAACAGAAGCAAGGACTGCACGAACTGCTCCACGCCATCCATGCGATTGGATTCCACATTGTTGATTGCATCCAGCAGATTCAGTACGATTTCAAATGCGCCAAGTCTTGCCCGGTTTGCCGGGTACTCGATGATGGGGATTCCCAAAATCTGCGGCTCACTTCTGGTGATTTTCCATGTGTCGGTCACCTCGTAGAAGTGGTCTTTTGTGTAACAGCTGAAAACGACTGTCCCATCTTCCATTTTGACATACTTGACCGCCATAAGGGGAGGATTTCCCAGCTGCACGGAATACACCACAAAGCAAAACCGGGGGTCAAGGGTATAAATCTCAAACGGGGCTTCATCTTCATCTTCCGGTGTGTCCGGCATGACCATGCGATAAGCCGTTCCGCAGATGTGGAACCAGTCTGCCAGTTCCTTATCCTTTGCCGGTTTGTCCTCGGACAAAACATAATCGTTCAGTTTTGTCACCATTTCAGCCGCTTTTTCATCGGCTATCCTGCTGACATACTGTACAGGCTCTCCCATCAAGTAGCCGACCTTGAAGGACACGATCTCGTTTGCCCGGTTTTCGACAATCTTGTTGTTGATCTCCGGGCGTACATCCTTTACTCTCGCAAGGATAGGCTGATCGCCTTTATAGTACCTGTATAAATATTCCATGTCTGCCCGGTTTGCGGTGTGGATAACCATTGCCTTTTGCAAAATATTTGCAATATTGCCCTCGTTTACCTCGGTAACATCGGAATAAATGACCTTTCTACCAAACATCTGTCTCAATATCATCACCTCTTAGAACGGTCTTTTGAATATTTCAATCTTGCCGCTGATACGGTTTCTGATCTCGTTTTCCAGCAGCGATAGAGAATCGGGAGCGTCATCGTGTGCCACCTTTCCGCTTCTGACATAGGTGGTCACTTCCTGCATGAATCCCCAGTATTGACACCCTCGCTTGTATGTTGACGGATGCTTGAAGTAGAAATGTTTCTTGATTCCGTCTGATGCAAACTCAATTCTTGTCTGCTTGTTGGAAATCGTCCTTTTTGTCCGTATGCTGGTGTTGAATCCTGCGTTTTTCACAAGCTCCGCAACATCTCTTGCAAAATACATACCTGCATTGTTGGATTCAAACAGCGCATCGCCCACTTTGTTATCAATCAGGCACTTTGCGCATTCCGGCTTTGTGACCTCTGCGGGAGAATCATCGTACACCACATCCACGATGTAGACTTCCTCTCCGTATAAAGCCGCAACAGGCATGGCCGTGCTGTCTTTCCCGCTTTCTGCGGTGTCTGCCACGGCAATGATTGCATCCGGGTCACGATCTACCGGCAGTTCAAAGAAATAGTTCAGCTCCGACTTATTGAAAAGCAGCCCCTTTGCTTCAAAAGGCTGCTGCTGAAATTCGCTTTCAAACTGTTCCGCACTCAGAAGCTCTCTCTGCTCACGGAAATAAGCGGTGGTAAAAACTTTTTTCCCCTCCCGCTCATACTCATAATTGCTTTCGTCTGTAATCAGGTCAAGGGCGGGGATTTCAATGGCTTTCCATGTCCAGCCGCCTTTTTGTGCTTCTTCCTGTAAATGCCCTATGGGGTCATACAGGGAATATCTCGTCCCGGTGGCCACAATAGGCGTACCCTCAATGGCACGACCTAAAATATCGCCGGAAATTACTTCCCACTTATCATCCAGCCGTTGACGGTTTTTCGCTTCCTCTCTGCCCTCCACGCAGTCATCCAAGTACAGGACATTGGTTGCCTCCGACAAACCCACTTGCCGCGCGTCAATCGACCGGCACATGACCGTAGGGAATCGAGATTTTGAACGCAGATTGATGATTTTCGTGTCTGCGTTGGTCTGCACCAAGGGAGCATCCGGAAACACATCGTAGAACAAATACTCGTTGGGCGTTTGCAGATACTCCAGACAGCCGTTGTAGAAGCTCCGCACAAGGTCATCGCCCGTGCCTTCCATAAGGGACGATTTATCCGGGTTTCTGCCGGAAATCATGTTGATGAAATTGATTCCGAGCTGGCTTTTCCCGGCTCTTTTCGGCAGAGAAATGGTCAGCAGCCTTAACTTGCCGTCAAGCACATCTTGATACCCCTGCACAATAGGTCTTAGATACCGCCTGCGTGGAGCATAAAACCGCTTCTCCGGCTTTCTGTCCATCTCCACATACAGCAAGAAGGTATCGAAATCATGCGGCGCATCAAACAGCATGGATTGCTTATGCAGCGTGTAGAAATACTCCGCGTCTTTTGGGTTTCCGTTGCGAAGTGCTTCGGAGGTCATCTTTCGGACTTCGGAATTTAACTGGTGCGCCGCAGCAAAATCTTCCGCTTCGTACCCAATGCACAACGCCAGCAAATCCTTGTAGGCTTCTCGGTCATGCGTTTTCTCTATGCGGTTTTTGATGCTCTCCGCAATCTTCCGATAATCCATTTGTCCTCCTGCAATAAAAAATGGACTGCCGAATAATCGGTAGTCCATTCTATTTGGTTTTGTGCAAAGTTAGTTTACAAGTTCACAATCTGACCAAGAACCTGCGCTATAACAAGTCCCCTCAAATGTGATTTCGTCTCCGACTTTAATGTTTTTCAAGTTTTCCTCTTGGTCTCGCTCAAATTCAGCAAGAAATACAACGATTGTATTCCCAATCTTCTTTTCCATCGTCAAGGTCGCCCCGCCGGTCATGTTCATAAGCCCACCGGTTTCCATCCCGTTGATTGTGGCGGTTACCTCATACCGTCTGCCTTTGTATAGGTCATCTGCCACAAACTCGTTATCTTTGTAAGCCTGGTAAATCTCCTCGAAGCTTGCGGGGGTGTACTGGTCTTCTTCGGCAGGCGCCTGTTCGCCGCTCTTGCTACTGGTTGCAAAAGCTATAATAGCAATCATCAGAATGACAAAAACGATTATCATCTTCTTGTCAGCGGGCTTCGCATTGCCCTTTTTCATGGTTCTTTCTCCCCCTCAACGACGTCTCGGAATCCCTGCGGAATCCTCGTAGTCCCACATCCGGCGGTAAAAGGTATTCCGGCTTACACCCAGTCGCTTAACCGCATAGGCCGTGGTAATTTCGTTATTGTACCACTGCTCATGCACCGTTTTAAGCAGATCATCGCTGATTGCTATCGGCTGACGGCCTTTGTACTTGCCAGCCGCTTTTGCAGCCGCAATTCCTTCTCTCTGCCGCTGTAAGGTCTGCTCCCGTTCCAGCTCTGCCATTGCACCAAACACCGTGAGCATGAACTTGCCCTGCGGCGTATTCGTGTCAATGGATTCCTTCTGCGATACAAAGCCCACACCTTTTTCTGTGAGCTGCTCTACCAGCGTCAACAAGTCCCTCGTGCTTCTGGCAAAGCGGCTGATGCTTTCAACAATGACCACATCGCCCTCTCGGACGAAATCCATCATCGCCTCCAGCTGCGGCCTGCCTGTGCGGCTCTTGCCACTCGCTATTTCAATATATACTCGCTCTACCCCAAGCTGCTTCATTAGGATTTCTTGCCGAATTGTGTTCTGATCTTCTGTGGAGACGCGAATAAATCCAACCTTCATCCAACTCGCCCCCTTTCTTCGGGGTGCAAAATAGGCTCATGCTGCCCCTTGACCCATTCCTTGTTTTTACCGTACCGGTAAAATCCCTCGTAGGTTTTCCGGTTGTTCACGATACTTTGCACCGTGCTGATAACGAACGGCTTCCCGTTCCGGGTGGTATACCCGTCCTTGTTAAGGCTGTCCACGATTCCATTAAGCGTCACGCCGCCGTCCCGAAGCTCAAATACTCGCCGGACAACAGCCGCTTCTTTCTCGTTGATGCAGAGCGCACCACCTCGAACTTCATACCCCATAGGTGCTCGACCGCCAGAATAGCCGCCACGGGAGGCTTTAACTGCTCTACCAGCGCTCGTGCGCTTGTTGATGTTGTCTCTCTCCATTTCGGCGCACGTCAGGGTGAACGCCTTGAGCATCCCGGCAAATACACCGAATTGCCCGAAGTCCTCGCAGATGCTGATTAGCTCAATGCCTTTGCGCAACAGTGCGCCCTGGTAGTAAAAGTATATGTTGATGTCTCTGGCCACTCGGTCAGATTTCGCAACTACGACAGCTTCGTAAGGGGGGTTGTTCACTTCTCCGTAAACGATCTCGTCGAACCCGGGGCGGTACTTTGCGCCGCTCTCTCCCTCGTCGGAAAACCAACGCACGATGTTCATGTCGTTCTTGCGGCAGTATTCCTCTATCTGTTCGCGTTGCACGTCCAGACCAAACTTATCTTCTCCGGTTTGCCCGTCTGTGCTCACGCGGATATATGCAACCACGTTTTTCATACGGCTCTCCTCCTTTGGAGTCAATCCAAAACTGGATTGGTTTCTACGGTTATTGTATCACACAGTAAGCGTAAATGTCAAGCCGCCTTTTTGTTTTTTCTCTTTTATTTTTTGCGGGCATTTTGGGGCTTACCCGGCCCCGCTCCCGCACTCTATATCCCCCGCCCCGGTCATGTAGCGCGTGGCCTGATCTCTGTAAATTACGCAAAATCATGATTTTGCTATTGACAATTACATATAATCTGATATAATGGTATCCGTACATCAGAGGAGCGCACCCGCCGCCGGTCAAGCAACGCGGATACGCTCCCCCCACACCAGCCAACAGGCCAGCACGGAGAGTATACCACATCCGGCAGCCGTTGGCAAGAGATAAGGCCATAGGGCCGGGAGGTAATACAATGGATTATACAACAGTACTTGCAAAGGCAGCGCAGACACTGGAGCAGCGCAAGGACCGCAGCGCATGGGATAAGGGCGTTACCGTGTACGCCCTTGAGATGGTAGAACAGCTTGCAGAAGCCGCCGAGGGCGGTTACATCGACGCGGATGACCTGTTGGCCCCGCGCGTGCTTCGCAAGGCCCTGTTAAACGGCGCGGACGATTGGAGCGCCTACAGCTGGGGGGGATGCTCCCTGATCTACAACGGCGACATTGCCGCGCGCCTGTGCTGCCCGTCCGAACTCAAGCGCACCCGCAACGGGGAGCGCAGACCCAACAGCCGGGAAGAGTGGTTAGACACTCAAGCCCGCGCACTGTTTCAGGCGGCTAACCGCGTATATAAGGCGCTCCGGTCCGCCCAGGAGGTGCAGCAATGAGGAAGTATAAGCAAAGGGAACTTCGGGAGCTTGTGCGGCTCGGAGTGGCTGAGGATTACACCAACAAGCCAAGCGAGTATATTTACACGCTACGCAGGCTTGAAAAGGTGGGCTATTCTTCCGGCGTGTATGGTATTAACGGCGGGCTCGTCGAGGACACCGAAACCGGGCAGTTATACGCCATTATCGGGCGTTGCTCGAATCTGTTTATCTTGTTTTAAGGGGGGCTATATCATGGGTTATATGATGTTTTATGTGTCGTGGTCGCCCCGTGAGGGGGAATCCACATACACCCGTTGTTTTCCGTCCGCTACCGAGCGGGACGGGTTCGCCGCCGGTCTTTCCAGGTGGTGCAGGGTTCGCACATGGGAAAATTACTATGAACGGAGGGCATAACATGAACATTGACTGCATTATGAGAGAGCTTGCGGAGTATATCCGGATGCAGGAGGAAGCCGCCGCAATGGTGGAAAGCCTCAAAGACCAGCTAAAAGAGCGCATGACCGCCGCCGGGGTGGAATCCCTGGCGGGGTCAGAACACAAGGCCACCTATAAGGCGGTTACATCCTCCAGGGTGGACACCGCCGCCATCAAGCGAGATATGCCGGAGGTGGCAGCCCGTTACACCAAGACGACAACAACCCGCAGATTTACGTTTGCATGAGGAGGGCGACACCATGACGCGCATATTACCGCAGCGGATCACCGGCGAGCACATTATCGGCAACATCGACTACATGAGGCACAGCGGTGCCCACATCGTATACCGGGGGGCCGAGTACTGGATCAACTGGGCATATGACCCTGACGTTATTTGGTGGATCAGCGAGGACCGCCGCATCTCCGGCAGCATCAACGGGCGGGAGTACGCCCGCATCGTCAACGGCATTCCGTACCGCATTGACAATTGACGCACACGGCCAGCCGTGCTACAATCGGCATGAAAGGAGGTGCCGCCCGTGATCCTGTTGTATATCCTGTTGCAGCCTATTCTTCTGCTTTTCGATCTGGCCAAACTCCAGAAATGACCACCGCCCCGCATGGCGCAAGCTGTGCGGGGTTTTCATTTGCTCTCGGTGTATTCCGGGGGCTTTTCTGTCATATGCCTTATTTGCCATTTTAACGCACCTGTAAGGCGTTTTAATGTTTGGGGCTATCCCCTATACCGCCGCCGTCCTGCTTGTCCTGTGGCCGTTGTTTATGGCCTTATGGCGTGGCGTTGTCCCATGCTCCGTGGCTTACCGCTTGCGCTGCCAGCTTGCCGCCGTCCTTGTTCCCCTGTGGCCTTGTCGGTGACTGTCCCCTGCTCCGGCGGTGTCGGCCTGGGGTCTCCGGCGGCTGCTTCGCCGTGCGTGGCGCTCCGGGAAAGTCGCTGGCATAGTCGCTGTGAACGTCGCATGCGCCTGCGCCAAAGTCGCTTATTTACCCCAAAATCATAGTCGTTTACAAGATTCCGTGTATAAAGGCGGGATTTTTCTTGCCCACTTTCCCAAAATTAACGGAAAGTCGTGCAAAAGTCGCTCGGTTTCGGCTCATTTTGCATCAAAGTCGCTGGCTTCGATGTACTTCTGCTGGAGCTGTTCGGGAGTCAGGCCCTCAATCTGCGGTTGGTTCGGTGTCAAAACCATCTCCTGCTTGTCCACCATGCCGTAATAGTTCTTGGCACGGAAGCAATAGGCAAGGAAATTTAGCTTCCCGGAAACCACAAGTTTTGCGTCAAAAGTCTGCATAAAACCCTTAGCTTTTTTAATTATGGCCGCTGTTTCGGGGCTAAATCCCTTGCGTCTCCCGTATTCCCAGTCCTTAACTGTGCTAATTGCGTAGCCGGTAGACAGGAATAGTTCCTCTACTGTTGGTGTCTGCCCTGTCTGTGCGCAGCGCGCGTAATAGTCGTTTATTCTCTCCTTGAGTTCTTCGTCACTCTTTACCTTTGGTTGTCTATACTCTACAAGCACCTCTGTAAGGAGCTGAGATACAAGCGCTCTATCTTCATCGCTACTGAGGTCAGGGAGGCAGGAAGGAAAGTTCCTTTTGCCGCCTCTGCCGGTCTCCGGTCGGTTATCCTTTGTTTTTGCAATGGCAGTAGATTTCTTTGTTGCCATTATGTATCACTCCTGTTCATCTCCTGCCTCGGATAATATGGATTTAATCATGTCGGCATTATTCCTGATGATATCCATCGTTACATCGCTTTGGATGTGGTGCGAAAACACAGCCTTATCTTGCGCATCAGCATTGTAATACCCTGTGAATGTCGTTCCATCATGCGCCGTTGCTGCAATACAGATCGATTTTGGCGATACACCTACAACTGTTTCTATGGCTTCTTCCAGCCATGCAGCATACGGAAGCTTCGAAATATCCTCCATGTAAACCCTCCTTGTTTGTCACCAGCCCCCACCCCTTGGCTACAGTAACAGTCTTTCCCCTCCCATGCGGCCTTCTGGAAGCTCTCAAACATGGGTTACACAGTTTGCCAGCAGGTGGCAATGTCTTTTCCACAACTCACTTCTGAGCGGTATAGCCGCACTTCCGGGCAGGCGCTATGCCATTTGCCCACGGCAGCGGCTCTCCGCTTTTGGTGCGGCATTGCAGTCCTGCCCTGCTTTAGCGCTTCAGGGAAAGTCCCCGTCACTCGCTGTGGTCTCCCCTTACGGGGCACCTATGCCGCATATTGGCCGTCTTCCCGCTTAGATTGTCACACGCTCATGCCCGCTTGAGGCCCCGCAAGCATCTCAAGCGCCGCTGTTCGGTCATGGCAAGGAGGACGCATCCTCACGCGCAGTTTTCAGCAAGCATTGTCATTTTCATGTGAGCCATGACGACAACGGTCTCACAGTGTCCGGGTGCTACCCGGCCTCTTGTGCAGGCGACAGGATTCGAACCTGCGAACCCGAAATTTTACTATCGGAGTTGATTCCTCCCAGCTTCCGCCCGCATATATTTGTGCCGTGTGGGAGGTGCGACCTCCCGCCCCTGATCGCGGGGTGCAACGAGCGCACGGCATATAACAACAGCCCGTAGGTTTCCCTACAGGCTGTTTGTGCCGGTATGACCTTTCGGTGCCAAAAGGTGCGCCCAATACCGGCGGCGCATAAGATGGAGGAAACGGGTTGAGTGGAAAGACGGGTGGATGACTATGCCTTATCATCCACTGTACCTATTGTAGCACATCATTAGGTGGAATTTGGCTCATCTTTTCCTGCGAAACCACAATATGTAGCAATGTCGAACAGGAATCTTTCTTTTCTCCGGCGGAATGTTGCTTCGCTTATCCCCGGAACAACAATCTTGTTGCGGGAATACTTGTGCTTGCCCTGACAGTTGCGCATGATCCCCTGTGTAAGCTGTTTGCGGATGCTCTCACTCTCCAAATCCCGCCCACATCGATCTATGGCGTATTCCACTGCCCGCATTTTCTTGGTTTCCGGCCAGTTTTCTATTGCGGCAAGCTGCTCCGCCTTGCTTTCGGACGGCCTACCAATGCCTGGAGAGCGGGGCATTCCCTCCGTTGCACTGCTTCCGCCGCTCAGTATCTCTCTCCGCGCATCGTTGTATGCCTGTACTCTCCGAGGATAACCTCTGACATAGGCGATGCACTCAAGCCGCACATCATACGGCAGTGTTTGTTTTCGGCTCATGCCCGCCTCCTCACTCTGCGTTGTTGATTAGTTTGTAGTCGCTCCGCAGAGCGTCCGCAATGTCTTTCTTGGTCACATAGCCGCTGTTCTTTGCATTCACCAGCTTCACAAGGCACTTTTGCAGATACTCAATGCTCATGGTATCGTGACTGTCCGGCGTTTCCTCCAGCACATGGAATCCAAACTTTGTAAGCAGCACTTCGGATACCAAATCCATATTCTGCTTTGTCCCTATCAGCTTTCCCTGCTGGTACGCTTTCATGGGGTTGTTGGGCAGGGTTTTGCCGTCAATTCTCATTTCCGTCCCTCCTTGATCTTGTCCATCAGAAGCAGCCGCACAGCTTGGCAGAGTGCATATACAAGGCTATTCTGCCAAATGCTCCGTCGCTCCTTAATGCGGCACATACCGTTCTCGATTTCCTCCAAGGCTTCCAGCATTGCGTCTTTATTCGCCATCGGCTGCCCTCCACGGAGTGTCCACGCATTCAGGATGGACAATCTCCATCTCGATCGCCCACAGTAGGTTCCACGCCGCAGCTACAAGGTGCGGCTCATCTACATAGCCCGCCAAATATTTTGCTGCGTGGCGAATGGCGGAATCTAACAGACTGTGGGTTGGGATTCCTTTATCGACATTATGCTCCCCGTATTTCAAAGCACCCGCCTCGCAGTGCTTCGACACTTCCATGATAGCCAACCAAGGGAGCAAATCCATCCGTCCCTTGCCCGTGTGCATATCCCGGAGTGCTCCGCTTGGAAACTTTGTTCTTTCTCCGCTGTCTTTAATCATAGTCCTTCCCTTCTCCGTAGCTGCAAAAGTCATCGTCCTTTACTGTGACATCGTACTCGCTCAGCTCATACCAATAGCCTTCGCAGGAACGTCCATTTCCATCTTTGCAACTGTACTTGCAGTCCTTGCACCGCACCACCGGCACAGCGTCAACGGTGGGGGCAATATATTTCGCTATGTGGGAGGCCTCCGTAAACCCCTCTGCTAAATTGTCAAGGTGCTTTTCCCCTTCCCATATCAGTTTCATCGTTTGTTTATATTCGGCATCTAACAGTTTTGGGAGCGCATCCGCATCAATCAGCCGCATCCTCACCACCTCCGTCCATCTTTGCCCCGCAGTTGGGGCAGTAATTCGCACCATACGGCAAACATTCGCCGCACAGAGAGCACAGCCAAAAACACCCTATGTCTCCGTCTTCAATTTTTCGCCCATGTACCACCGTGGCCACATCAGCGGCGGGAGCATCGCTTACTTCCCGCAACACTTTGGCGGCCTGCAAGTATGGGATTTCCTGTGGGCTCTCCGAAAACACATCCTTGGTGTAAATAGAACTATGATATCGTTTCGTGTTCTCAATTGCTCTCGCCCCGGCGTTCATGGCAAGCATGAGTTCTTCCGTGCGCTCGATGTATTCAGCCATTGTCGTCCTCCTGTTCTTCCTCCTCGTCGGATACAGCCGCGCCATCGTTCTCTGCAACACAGCAATCGGTGCAGACGCTCTCTCCGTTTGGCAAACCGTAGCACTTTTCGCCCATTTCGATGCGTTTTCCGCAGAATGCGCACCAATTCCATAGCCGACTCATTTCATCGCCTCCAATGCTTTCTCCGTCTCCTCGCTTACCGCAGTAATTCTCCCATGTTTCACCAGATCACAGAACGCATTGTAACCCATGTAAAACACAATTCCGCAACTGCTGCAATAGCGAATTGCAAGCTCTACATCCTTCATAAGTCGCGGGCTGTCGATGTTTTCCTCGCATAGCAAAGTGCGCCCCCTGGTAAATGGCAGCACTACCAGCCGACCGTCAGCCTGTGCCCTTAGCAATGGGTCAGCTACCTTGTGGTACTCATCCAATGTTTGCTGCATTGCCGTGATTTCCTCCGGTTCCAGCCACGTGTCCTCGTAGGCGGCGAGGCGTTCAACCAGACAGTCAAACGATGGGCAATCTATGCAATCCATGTCCACATTGCAATTACCAGAACACTTCATGTAATGGTCGGTGCCAAGATAGTGTTTTTCCGTCAGTCGTTCCATCACTCCACCTCCTGCATCCAGAACTCGCGGCGGCAATCGGCACAGGACCCATAAGGACTTGCGCATCCCCCGTACGCATTCCTGTATCCGAAAGAGAAAAGCACGGGACACGCACTCAAAGTTCCCCCGTCGAAAACCAGCGCCTCCGGGTACTGCTCCAGAAACACGCTTTTCCGTGTCTTACGCGGATGTGCAGCAGCCCATTCCTCTACTTCTTTTACAACGTCCTCGGCCGGTATTCCCTCAGCCAAAGTAGGCAAATGTTTCCCAGTAACCTTATACATTCTTCTGTGCTCTTCAATAAACTTCACAGCGTCCATATTGTCGGCCCTCCTATCTCATATGTCGTTTTCCGTCCTTTGCGTATCTGGCGCTCTGCCGCACATGGCGCTCCCGGGCTGCGGTGTTGGACCGATCCACCCAGGGTTTTTCCTCCAGCCGCTGGGCCTCATACGCCCGGAACGCCTCGCAGCTCTTCCGGCAGGCCCTGCATGGGAGCCTGTCCGGGCAATCTTTTACGCAGGGGCTTTTCACTCCTACCACATCCTTTCTTGCGCCGTATGTTCCGCAAACCGCTGTTCTTGCAGTTGGAAATATGTCGGTTCGATCTCGCACCCCACAAACTCAAAGCCGAGGTTGTAGGCCGCTATCCTGCTGCTTCCACTGCCCAAGTGTGTATCCAGTATGCGCCAGCCTTCTTTGGCGTACTTCATCAGTAACCACTCGTACAATGCCACGGGCTTTTGCGTTGGATGAATTCTTTGCCCCTTTTCTTGCAACGGCGAGTAATAAAAAGTTCTCGCAGATGTATCGAAAGAAGTCCATGCAAATTCGCAAGATGCAAAAGAAATATCTTCCGGCTGCTTTTTGTCCCAAATAACAAATCCCCTACAAGGCGGAAGATCGTAATAATTTCCCCCCCATATTATTTGGTTTTTGCTGCATCTTTTTAATTCGCTAAAATACACATCACCTGGAGTCGCATCGTCCCATCTTGTTTCAGTGGCATTGTATTTTTTCAATCGGCCACTATCATGAATGCTAATTCCATACGGTGGGTCAACAATGGCAAGATCAAATGCTTTATCCGGTAGCGCCTGCATATACTCCATGCAGTCTACGTTCAGCGCGATTTGATTCATTCGCTCCACCTCACGATCTTTTCCTGGACACCCCACTGCAGGGCGTCCTCGTGGCTATCAAAGTACAGGTCAATGCGGTTTCCGCTGATTGCTCCTCCCACATCCTGCGCTATGTAGATATGCCCATCAATCTCAACCTCCGTACCCATCGGGATAACATCCGGGTCCGTTGCGATGGTCACGCCCTGTGTGGCTTTCGCTCCTGTGGCTGTATAGCCGTTTGAATACGCTCCACAGCATTTTTCGCATGGGCAGTATGCTGTCACGGTCATGGTGCTTTCGTTCGTGTAGGCGGCTTCCTGCGGCGTTTCTTGGCGGATTACTTCCGCCACCGGCGGGGAAACGGGTTCTTGCTCCTCCACATATTCCGCTTCTGCGGCAAGTAGCTCCACCCACAATATCCCGGCGGCAAACAGCAGACCAAGGGCCGCACCTCCGGCAACTGTAAATATGCTCTTTCTGCTCATTTTCTTCCTCTCCCGTATACCATCCATTGCATAGATACCCCAAGCGCATCACAGATATGTGCCAGCACCCACACCGATGCGGTGCTGTGTCCACACTCAATATAGCTGATTGTCGATGGTGCTACACCAGATTCCAAAGCCAAATCATTCTGCGACATAAGTTCCTTCTCCCTCGCCTCCCGCAGGCGCTTCCCCATACCCGCAAAATCTGCCGTCATGTGTATCCTCCTTTCTATCATCAGGATCGTACTTTGGGCAACTTACCACCAAAAACGATGTGTATTTTTCGTTTTTGGTCGGAATTGCATTCCATCCCTTTACCGGCTCAAAGCGTATAGGCCAGCCCTTTTTTGTGTAGTCTACTTCTGTCCATGAGCATTTTCCATACGCTTTTCTACAAGTCCAGCAAAGCGTTTTCCCTCCAGTGGTAATATGCTCCTTCACAAGTTTTCTCCTCCTCTCACCACTCAACCGTGACTTCACATTCATTCGGCATAAGCAGGCGTAGATTTTGCAAAACGCTTTCCCGGTCTCCCCGGATAGTGAGCCGTGCGTGCAGCAGCTCTGCACCCCTTGCGGGTGGGGCAATTTCGTCGGTCTGCTTCTCCGGCGTTTCTGCTGCCGTCACTTCGGCTGTGTGCCACTCCGATAGTTTCTTTTGCCACAAGTCAAGGTTCCGACCACCTCGCACAAACGGCACGCCCAGCTTTTCTCCATATTCTCTGATGGTGGCGCTGCAACAGCCCATCTCGTCTGCAAGGTATGTAGCTGCCGCTCCACAACTCTGCATATTCCGCAGGTATTCTCGCTGCAGATCGTCCGGCATTCCCTTGAATTCATCCAACGGCATAGGCCGCGTGATGTTGTAAGTTTTCACCGCTCCGTTCATCTCCTTTTTCTGCGCCGCAGTGAGATAGTCACTGGGCAATCTGCATTTCCCACGCTTACGGTTTACATGGGCAAACGCACCTCTTGCAACACGCTTTTTCTGCACGATGTCATAGTCAAAATCATTCATAGGCGGTTATGCTCACCTCCGTCCGTGGGGTCTCCTTGTCGTACAGCACCCGGCTTTCGTCATGACTGACGATAATGCCGCAGTGATCGTCCAGCAGCACACGCGCCTTGACCATCACATCGTCAACAGCTTCCAGCAGATTGGTTAAATCCACTCGCCGCTTGGTGGGCATATAAAACAGGCATTTAACCTCCACTGGATAATCGATCGGCTCATGCACACCAGCCTTTTTGCAGTACCACACAGCTTTTGCCTCGTAGTCGATGTACTTCTGCGACGGCATGATAAACGATTTCCCTGTCTTGCTGCTGTGCATAATGCGCTGGCTGTTTTTCTTCGTCACAGGTGGCAGGGGTATGGTAAAGTGCAGTTCAGCCATTTCCGTCTCCCATCTCCATCTGCCCGTCAACCTGCATGGCCTTTTCAAGGCGTCGGTATGTCCCCAGCTCGTCCAATGCCCGCTTGCGGTACATGGAAAGTAAGGCTTGCTTTTCTTCCTCCGTTTCCGCCAGCTTGTAGCCGCCGTCTTTCATGGCAACGATAGGCACACCCTGCCGCCTCTGCTCCCGTATCATCCGGCGGTTCTCTCTGTCCGGCATACCGGTCAATGCTTCAAGGTTTTTCCGGGTGTATGTAATGCCGGGAATCATGCGTAATGTGGTCATTTCAGCCTCCAATTCTGCTTTTTCCCGATGTTCAGCATATAATCCTTCGCCCTCTGGTTGATCCTGCTCCCGATTGCCTCGTCCCAGCTCAAAATGCGGTCAATGGTCAGCTCCGTGGAGATGATCGTGATTGCATCCGGGTTGATATACCTGGCATTCAGCAGGTCAAAGGCGATGTTTTTGTCGGCATCCGTTACGCTCCCCTTGAGAAAATCGTCGATATACAGCGCACGGACGGTTTTCAGCGGCTGCATGGCTTCGGCGTATGCTTCGGCATCGCTGGTCTTTGCCTTGATTGCCGGAATATCTCCCCGCCATTGCACATACCGCACTGGGATTCCTCCGTCCATCAGCTTGGTGCAAATCGCCGTACACAGGTGTGTTTTCCCAGTGCCGGGAGAGCCGCCGATGAAAAACCACTTGCCTTTCCAGTCGGTCAAATACTTCTCCGCCGCTTGCTTTGCGGCCTGTTGCCAATACTCCTGAGTTTGGAACGACTCAAAGGTGCAGCTATCCAGCAGTCCCAGAAGTCCGGAACGCTCCATGCGAAGCCTATTCCGACGAATGATCTCACATTTGCAGGTTCTACTCACCAGTTCGCCGCTTTCCGTGCGCCGGACGGTGTAGCCCAGCCCGCCGCAGATGTCACAGCCATGTTCCGACATGGTATTCTTGCTTTGTTGGCTGTTCACCGGCTTCCTCCTTTCTGCGCTTCTCCCATGTTCTGACGGCAGCCTTCCAGTCCTTCATGCGGTTTTTCCCAACCATCCATCCCTTGCTGGCGTAGAAATCGACGAACTGCTGTGCGTCAACCGCAGACCCCCGTTCGGAGATATAAGCCTGAACTTCGGCCAAAGAAGGCGGAGAGAAGCGCGCCTCGCGCGCATTATTCTCGCTTCTCGATTCTCGTATATCGATTCCCGATTCTCGATTCTCGAATACGGGAACATCTGCATTCATTTGTTTGCAAATGATTTCATCTGCTTGCGTAGGCTCTACAGGCTCAGGATATTTGCTTTCCTTTGCTCTCTGGTTCTGATACTTACCCCATGTTGGTAGGTAGAGGAAGCGCTTGCCCTGTGAAGTATAAAGGGCAACCAATCCAGCACTCGCCAGTCCATGAAGGGCGTTTTCTACAGTTTTCAGAGTAAGATTTTCTTTCAAAGGGAATAGCCTGTTTTTGATAATCGCGGCCCGTCCGTCATAGCGTCCGAAATCATCGCAAGAAACAATCAGCCGATAGAACAAGACCTCCTCGAACCACGAAAGCCCATCTATGCTGTCGCTGGTGCAGATGCTCTCGCGTATGATTCTGTTCGGCATCGGCGCACCGCCTTAAAACGGCAAATCGCCGTCGTCCTCGGAAATCTCCTCGAATGTCTGTGCGGGCTTCTGTGGTGCGCTGTCCTTGCTGCCGCTGAAATGTACCCGGTCCGCCGTCAGCTCCACCACCGTGCGCTTGTTGCCGCTGTTATCCTCGTATTCCCGGCTGGAAAGTTTGCCCTCCACGACGATCTCCTTGCCCTTAGCAAAGTGCTTGCAAATCATCTCTGCCGTGCTCTGCCATGCCACGCAGGAGAGAAACAGCTTCGTTTCTCTGTCCTTTACCTTCTCGCTCCATGCCACACGGAAACTGCACACCGCTGTTCCGCTGTTGGTGCGGCGCAATTCGGGGTCAGAGCAAAGCCGCCCCTGCAAAATCGTTCTGTTTACCATCGTTTTCCTCCTTACAAATAGCTTTTTCCAAATTCACGGCGGAAGTCATCTTCCGTCCATCTCTGTTCCTGCATGGCCTTTAACTGGCCGTATCGGCGAAGCAGACGCATTTGATTCCCGTTTCGGTGTACAGCGTTTCCACCGTTCCTGTGGCATCGTTCGCCGCAGAGATACACCACAAGGCCGTATTTCTCGCTCTTGTTTCGGTACGCACCGCCGAAGATATGGTGCCGCTCCAGCGGGTCACTTGCGCCATTTCTGCCGCACAGGAAACACCGTCTTTCATCAGTCACCTTTATCACCTCCCAGCGGCTGAGCTTCGCCCCAGCGGGATTTTAGCGCATCCAACTCCTGCGGTGTCATAGTCTCGATTCCAGCTTCTCGGCAATCGGCAACGATCTGGTCAATCAGCCGTGACATCTGCTCTGTGTCGTAGGTGCTTGAGCCGTACCAAACCGCCACGTTCACGCAGCCAGGAATTTTGCTTGGTCCTTGTTCCGCCATCCAGCCGGTTCCTTTCGCCTCCCATCTGCGGCAGAACTCGTCCGCCGCCTTTGATACCATGCACACGACATCGCTCACACCACCGATGATCCTGATTTCTTCCCGGTACACATCATTCCTCGGAATCCCATAGTGTGCCGCCAGTTTATCCAGTAAAACCCACGCATAAGCGTTTGCGTCAAGGCTCCTGCCCTTGCGCTTGATCTGCACCACATACTGCTTGTCCGGCTTCATCTCGTCACAGATGGTCATTGCAGAGGCGGGGGACTGTACCCGGAGGCACAGCCACGCCCCATCGCTGTCCTGCTGCCACCGTGCGGCGGTCACATCAGCCTGCAACATTGCCCTGCTCCTTCTTCGCGGCCTTCATGCAGTCGGCGCACATCTGCGCTCCGTAGCGGCCCTTGGAGTACTTAACCATGTCCTTTACCGTCCACATTTCGCCGTTGCGCTTCTTGACGGACACAATGTCAGCTCCACATCGCTCACACACCGGAGCGGCGTTCCGCTCCTTCTCGTCCAGCTCGGCGGAGGAAATTTTGTCCGGGTCCTCGCCGGTGGGAAGCGCAAAGGTCCGCAGCCACATATACTTAAACGCATAGGTCATGGCCTTGCCGCTGCCCTTGTCTTGTGTGTCTGCGCCATCTCCGCAGGATGCAATCTCGATGTATTCCTCCGGGTTTTCCACGTTGACCATGCGGTAGATGACATCCACGTGGGTAATGTTCCCAGTTCTCCCGGCTGTCTGTGCGATGGGGTATACAACCAGTTTGTGTTTCAGCAGTTCCGCACGCATGATGGAGGTTACTTTCTCCTCGCTCAGTGCCTTGTATTTGGTGCTGCCAAACTCTACATGATCGTCCTTTGCCAAATACTGGACATCCTGCATGATTGCAGCGATTTTCTCGTAGATATTCATCATTCGGTTTTCTCCTCATCAACAACTTGTAGCGGGCAATATGCCCCGACGATTCGTGTGTCCAGCAAATACTCCCCCGTGCGGCGGCATTGATTTCGCGAATACGTCTCCAAAAGTGGGCAGAGGTTACAGCACATTTTCCCCTCTGGGAATGGGATTTCCACTGTAGCTTTTATGTACCGGAGGACGCCGTTTATCATCCCAAGCCCCCCTTATGCAAAAACTCCGAGAGATACTCACCCTCCGTCAGCTCGGAAATATAATCAAGCTGCACATCGGAGAACTTCCGTATAGCCAGCTTGAAATTTCCGATTGTTTCCAGCTCGCACTTGTGGCACATAGCAGACTTCATCGGCTTCCAGCCGTGGCAAACCGGGCATTCATCCGCTTCTCCGGGGATAATCTCCTCTCCGCACTCTGGGCAGACATAAATTATGCTGTTTCCGCACTCATCGGACTTTTCCTCGATGTAATCCAACGACTGGAACGCCGCCCCACAATAATCACACAAATACATTACTAAGCCTCCATGATCTCGCCGTTCACCAGTTTGTACCATGTGTCCGCCTTGACGGTATCGCCGTCCACCTTTGCAATTTTGACATCAATGATGTTGCCATCATCGTCACGCTCAGAAACGACAATCCAGTTGCCCACAGTGCCTCTTGCAAGGCTATCTTCGCCCCATGCCACAGCAAGGCACTGTTCGCCCAATGCGGTCGCTCTCCCAGCGAAGCCGGTTACGACAGCCGTGCCACTCCAACCCGATGCGGCGGCGTTGCCCCTCTCACCCGATGCGGCGGCGTTGCCACTCCAACCGGATGCGGCGGCGTTGCCCCTCTCACCCGATGCGGCGGCGTTGCCCCTCTCACCCGATGCGGCGGCGTTGCCACTATCACCCGATGCGGCGGCGTTGCCCAGATTACCGGATGCGGCGGCGTTGCCACTCCAACCGGATGCGGCGGCGTTGCCACTCCAACCGGATGCGGCGGCGTTGCCCAGATTACCGGATGCGGCGGCGTTGCCCAGATTACCGGATGCGTTTTCCTCGGTTGCGCTCTCGCACTTGTCAAACACAAACCGCACACCGGCGTTGATAACGCCTTTTAGCCCGATTTCTGCACCGATCTTGATATGCTTGCCGCAAACCTTGCTGTCATAGCTGCTACGCTGTCCGTTGTCCTCAATCTCCACCTCGCAGTACCGGCTATCGCCAGGTCTATAGTAGCGTAGCGTGTCCAGCGGGTTCTCGCAGGCGTGGGGTCCGCGATTGCACAGCTCTGCGGTTTCCTCCGTGTACTCGCCGCCGACCTCATACTGGAAGCCTCGGCACCTCAAATTTTTATCAAATCCCTTGCACGCTTTCATCTCGATTTCCTCCCAATTTACTATTTGCCGGGTCTATCCAGCTTGTCCACCAGCCGAACAAACCAATAACTCACCGTTGCGGCTCCGATGATGACCAAAGTCAATGTGTACCCGTCCATGCTTACTCCTCCTCTATCCCCAGCCACCGCAGAAACGGCATCCGGGGGATTTTCGTCCTGTTGCCAACCCGCATTGTCGGAAATCCAAGCTGTTCGGGGTTGTGCCTCGCTGCGTCCCGTATCGCTTGCGGGTCACAATTCAACAGCTCCGCAACCTCTGCCGGGGTCAGATACAGCTTGTCCGACTTCCGTACATCATTGATTGTCACGCTTCTCACCTCGGTTCGCCGCCCGGATAGCTTCCGCAGCAGCCTTGATCTCCTCCTCCGACACGCCGTACAGCTTTGCCATTTTCTTGTAATACTTCCGTGCCGGTGCCCAGTCTCCATATTCCCAATGTCTTACGCAGGACTGGTCAACAAACAGTTTCTTGCCTACCTGTGTGCAGGAAAGATTTGCTCTATCCCGCATCTCTCTCAATGTCAAATTTCATTCCCTCCTTATATGTGAGATTTCATTGACTGCGGCGGGGCGTTCGTGCTATAATCGCCTTGCAGGAGTGCAAAGACAGCGATTCTTGCTGTTAAATCCCCTCCCTGCCCGGTGCGGAGGTGGGGAGGGGAAACTCCTGCACCCCGCCGCCTCGTGTTACCGCACGGGGCGGTTTTTCTATCCCCGCCGCAGTCAACGCCCACCGAAAACTCATATTCATGAGGTTTCACACTTGACACTCCACAAAAACTGCGGTACAATACCTTCGCCAAAAGAAATTGTTAAAAGCCGCTTTCGTGGGGGCTGGTGTTTTTGTACCCTTTTTCGGTGGGCCTGATATAAAGATGCCTCATAATCTTCAAGATTGCAATAGAAAACTTGAAGAAATTTAACTTTCGGCAAATCTGACAAATTTTAGGTTTCGAATATGGACATTGTGCTTGAAAGAGTATTAAGCCTTATCCCTAAAGGAAAGAATGGAAAGTACGCTCATGGGGCAAAGGTAAAGTTTGCAAAAAGCATAGGATATAATGATGGATCTATTGTTTCTATGTGGGAGAACGGGACAAGCGTTTCCTATACAAAGAAACTCCATCAGATTGCCGACATCTACAATGTATCCGTTGAGTGGCTAAAGGGCGAAACGGATGATCCAAGCATAAAAAAAGCCCCCGGCATAAATGCCGAGGGATTCGTGCCGACTATGAAGGATTGGGAAGAACAGGCTGAAAACTGGACGGATGACCAGATTCTTGAGGCCATGCAGAAGCTTGTAGAGATTCAGCAGAGGAGGCGCAGCGATGGGCGTTGAGCTGACAAGAAGCGCAAAAAAGGCGCTGGCAACTCTCTACACGCATTACTGCCAGCGCCGGGCATACGGGCAGTCGAAGCAAAACTCCACATTCTTCATGCCGATTCCAGAAGCAATAAAGGATGGGTTACAGGAGATTTGTGCTGCCGGATATGCCGAGTATTCTCGTTTTGGTGGTGTTGTCCTGACGGATGTGGGCATTGCCTACATGGATAAGCAAGACCCGGAAACCGTCCTCATGTGGGATTTACATGACGGACAGATCATAACCTAACTTGTTTTTCACAAATGCGGCGAAGTCACTGGCTTTATACAGGTTAGGCGTAAGCAGTGCGTTAGACACGCTGAGCCGGACACCGTACATATCAGATTTGAAGTCAATCTTATCTCCGATAAGCGGTGTTCCATTTACGAGGACGAATGTCTTCTCGCCGTCAGATGCAATCAGGACTTTTGCGTTTGATAATTCCATTTTGTTCAAGCTCCTTCCATAGTTCGATTTGTTCTTCTTCTGTCAGTGTACGCAGTGCGGACAGGAAATCCGCTTTGGCGTGCGCAGGATGCTCTTTTCTAATTATACCATATTTCTTTTCGATTGCAAACATTCGTTCTATTCCTCCGCATTAAGTCTTTTCACCTATACACGCCAGAGGTGGGTTTGTTGCCCTGTTTCGTGCAACAAAAATAAAAAAATTAGAAAATTTGTTCGATTTGCCCACCCCGCCCCCGCACCGGACAGGGTGGGCTTTGCCCACGAATCACCTATCGGCTTATCGTTTGCATCGCCACCATATCAAAAACAAATCGGGCAGTGCAATCCCCAAAAGGGATTTTTACAATATTTGCACGGCAATAAAAGGGTAGATTATGCCCAATAAGGGGAAAGAGGTATGAAAACGCTGAGAGAAATTTGCAAAGAAGCAAAGGTAAGGCAAGGGATTACCACGCAGCAGCTGGCAGACGAAACGGGGATTTCTATTTCTACCATCAACAACTATTTTGCATCGGCATCCAAAGCCCCAAGCGTGTATAACGCCGGTGACATTTGCGCCGTTTTGGGCGTGTCGCTGGATCGGTATTTTGGCATCGTCGAAAATGTCCCCGCAGAAAAACAGCTGGAGGAGTTAAAACAAAGCAGGGAATCGGAGATAAAAGCTGCCAAATTAGAGGGCAATGTAGAGAGCATGAAGAAAACCATAGACTTGCAGCACAAGCGCATCAAGTCGCAGCAAAGGGTAATTTATATCACAATATCCGCGCTTATAATTGTAATGCTCTTGTTGGCCGTATATGTGTTTCTTGATTTCCGCGCAAAAACAACGGGAATGATTATCGGCGGGGGTTCAAGCGTGTTTGCGTGGGTGCTTATCGCCGTACTGCTGGCCGGGAGCGCAGTAACGATTGCGGCCATGATTACGGTTGTACGCCTATCAAAGGAGTAACACAATGGCAAATTGTATTAAATGCGGCGCTGAGCTTATGCCGGGGGCGGTGTACTGCCATGCGTGCGGCAAAAAACAGGTGGCTGAAAAGAGAAAAGGCCGGTCACGACCAAACGGTGCAGGAAATGCCTACAAAAGAGGAAAGACATGGACAGCCCGTGCAGCTGGATATTCCTACACAGCGCAGGAAGCGGATGGTAGCCATAGGCTCATTCGCAAACGGCCCACAAAGGGCGGCTTCCAGACAAAAACAGAAGCCCTGAAATGGGCGGCGGCCCAGCTGCCGGGAGAGGGTCAAAAAGCATCTCCTACGCTTTTAACCCTGTGGCAAGGCTGGAGCGAAAACGATATGCAAAAGCTCTCCACAGATAAGCAGGCAGGCTACAAAAAGGCACGGGAGCGCCTTGAGCCTATTATATCACGGAAAATCGATACACTTTCCATAGATGATTTACAGGCCGTTGTCAACGAACAAGCCACATCCTACTACACGGCCCGTGACATGAAATCCTTGCTGTCACACCTATACAAAAGGGCGATGGCCAGCAACGGTGGAAATGGCACAGTGACAGTAAATCTGTCCCGTTTTATTGTTCTGCCGGAGCTGGTGGAAAAAGAACCAGAACCGTTTACAGAGCAGGAAGTAAATTCCATGTGGGAAGCGTGGGACAATGGGGAACTGTTTGTGGGTTATATGCTCCTAATGATTTACACATCCATGATGCCTGGAGAATTATTCGCCTGTAAATCCGACATGATCGACTACGGAAAGCACGAAATATACGGATGCGGACGGAAAACAAAAAAGCGGAAAGACACCCCCATTGTGTTCCCGGTTTTTATGTCCCCAGTGATACAGCGATTGGCAGAATCTGCATCACCGGAAACACACCTACTGTATGGCGGCTATGAAAACAAATTCTATGATGAATACCATGCTACCACCAAGAAACTCGGAATCCGGGATTTGCCTCCTTACTCCTGCCGCCACACCACAGCAACAGAAGCTGTAAAGAAAGGCGTGGAGTTGCCGGTCGTCCAGCAGATCATGCGTCACTCCAAGCTTGCGTCCACTCAAAGATACATTCATGTGTCTACGGAAGCGGCGCACAGGGGAGTAAATCAGCTCGAAAAATAAGTCCTTTTTGTGGGCTACAAATGGGCTACAAAATCTCCGCAAACCATTGATTTGTAGCGGGTTTGATTTACCCTGCTAAGGGAGTAGACGCCTAAACCGCGTGCGAGGGTTCAAATCCCTCCTTCCGCGCCAAATCCCCGGAAATCCTTGTAAATCAAGGGTTTCCGGGGATTTTTTATCGCCCTATACGGGCTGCTTGTAGGGTGAAGCGTTGCGCAAAATTATGCCAAGTTGTAGTAAATTGCTCTGCGTGGGCTACATCATGGGCTACAAATTTTACCCAGCAATCAGCCGTTACGATACATGCTTTGGCAACTCTTTACATCCTTGGCCTTATCGATTTGCTTCTCGTGCAGATAATCATAGATAGCCTGCATGGCCGCAGGCGGTTCGCCCTTCGTCTTGCGATACTGCTCGATCTGGCGAACAACTTCTCCGTGCAGCAAATCCATGTGTCGCATTTCTTCCGTGGACAAATCGTAAAACAGTTTCGCAAGCGTGGGGTCGGATTCCTTGTACTTGAGGGCGCACTTTGCATATACTTCTGCATCGTGGATTTCGCTATCGATAAAATTTTCTAATTTTTCAATAACTTTCATCCCGCACCTCCGTCAGATGCGCTGTACCCGAAGGGCAACATTGCTGACGGTGGATGCAGCGCCGGTCAACACCAAAGACAGGGCAGAGCCGGACGCACAACACGCTTGCCGGACAAGAGCGGGGAATGCCAGCGCAACAGGTGCGCCAGCCGCAGCGTTTGCGGAAGCTGTTGCGCCGGGGACAACAACGCCGTCCTTGATAAGCGTTGCGGTAACCGTCCCAGCAGCCGTGGGGGCAACGGTAACGGACACATCAACATCATAATAGCCCTTGCCAATGATGTTGACGGCATTCCCGTTCAGGGAAATATCGCAGCCGTAGCGGCGGATAAGACTGCCCAGTGGGATGACACCGTTTACGGCAACCTCCGTGGGGGTCTGCATAGCAGTGTAAATCGCAGATTTGCAAGACATTATAAAATCTCCTTTCAAAATAAAGAGGGCGGGACACCAGCCCCGCCCATAACCCGGCCAAGAGGGGCCTTTCGCTTTTGTCAGATGTTTGCGCCGCAGCAGCTATTGCAGCCGCAGAAGGGGGAATTGCCGGCATTGTAGGTGTAGCCGTTGGGATAGCGAACCACGCCATACATCCGATTGTCCATCTCAAGGCTGGCAATGCGGGCGGACTGCTCCGCAATGCGCTGCTCAAGCTGGGACTTCTCCAGAGCCGCAAACTTGGCTTCGATGTTGGCGTTTACGCCGTCAATCGCCCGCTGGGTTTCGCAGCAGCACTGCGCCATCTGGCTCTGGATGCTGTTGCCGGTCTGCATGATGGCCATGTTGGTGCCGTTCTGCACCAGAGCCATCTCCTTGCCGAGCTGGCCAATGTTGCCCTGCATCTCGTAGCCAAGATTGCAGATGCCGTTTCCGATGTTGGTCAGGCGGTCGTTGATCTGTCCAAACTGCTGGCCAAACAGAATCTCCTGCTGGCTGGCGGCGGTGGCATACTCCCCGAACTCACCCTGACGATTCCAGCCATTTCCGCCAAAGCCGAACATGAACAGGAACAGAACCACGATAAGGAACCAGCCAGAACCCCAGCCGTTCTCGTCATTCGCTCCCCGTGTCACAGCGGCGATATCGCTAAGGGACATACCGTTCTCCATGTGGGAAACTCCTTTCATAATTTTTTATAAATAAACCGTGTCGACCCGGCCTATTTCAGGAATTGCACAAAGTCCTTTGCTTGTTTCTGCAAATCAGCAAACTGCTCTTTGCTCATTTGCCCGGAAGTTAGTAACCGCTCGATTTCCTGCTGCGCCTTTTGCGGGGTCATGTTCGCTGCAAATTTTCGGAACTCTGCCACCATCGCAAGGGGATTATTCGGCTTTCGGCTTCCGCTTCCCATCAGCATTTGCATCATTGGATTTGCCATTGATCGTGTCCTCCAATCTCTTTACGCGCTCTTCCAGACTACTTACATCCACAGGAGGTGCGGCCTGATACGGAGAAACTGTGTAAGGCGTTACCGTTGCATACCCAGCTCCGTCTGTCTGCTTCATCCACACAATGGGGTCGTTCTCATCCATCAGCAGAATAGAGCTGTTGGGGGCCATTCTGAACGCATCTGCGCCGTTTCTCCCATTTACCCTTGTAATTTGACACCCGAACGCTTGCGGCGCTCCTGCGGCGTTCTGCGGGGCATAATTGCCGTATTGCCCGTTATACCCCATCGGCTGATACGGATTCTGGTAGTAAGGATTAAATGCCATCAACATACCGTCCTTTCTTCACGGAACAGTTCGGCAAAATATACATATATCCGCAATTCTTCCGGGTCGGGGAATAGTTTCAGGATATCCGCCGCCATTTGCTCCGTGTAACCGCAGGCGATAAGCCGGTCATACATTTTGCCACCTTCTTTCTGCCTTTATGATACAAAAAAACAGGCACCTGAAAGTGCCTGAAAAGTGTCAGAAAAGTGCAAAAAGCCCCCTGCCAATTAAGGCAGGGGGTTAAATAGCTCCTGTGCAATTTTGTGGTATGCTCTACACCTATACCGCTTGACAGTATCTACGGACATATTACGCTCTATAGATACCTGCACACAGCTTTTCCGGCGCACGTCGCAATCTATGACGATCATTTCCTCGGTCTCTGGGAGTAAAATCGATTCCACGAGGGCAATAGCGCGCTTTGGCGGCAAATTTGATAAAAAATTTCTTACGGCCTTGTGGTTGCTGTTCATCGGCAAAACAATAGCCGTGGAGGTGCGGATGCTTATGCACGGGCGCAAGGTCGGCGTAGTCTTATCCTTTGCGCCATCCAGATTTCCGTTATTTCAGCAGGAAATTCCAGCTGGCGGCACCGAGGATACCGTCCACGCCGAGGTCGTGGTCAGCCTGCATCTTCCGCAGACCGGTCTCCATCTTGGGGCCAAAGAGTTTGTCGCCGTTCCAAATTTCATCCGGGTAATAGCCCTTGTCCTTCATCAGCAGCATGGCGGCCCGGACATCGTTGCCCTCCATGCCACGGCGCAGCATACGCAGTTCCATGTTGATCGTCTCCTCCTTCGTCGTCGGTGCGGGTGCGGGCTTGGGCTTCTCATCCAGCAGCGCCTTGACGCTGGCCTTGAACGCCTCCCACTCCGCATTGTTCTTCCCTGCCATCTGCCGGGGGCAGGACTTCCCGGTCACGTCGTAGTGCCGCAGGACGTAGGTGTCCACACCGGAGATGCCCAGCAGCTTACACAACTCCGCCGTCAGTGCCGCAGCGTTGGCCTTGGTGCGCTCGGAAACATGGTAGTTCCCGGAGCAGCACATCTCGATGGAGATGCTGTTGGTGTTGCGGCAGAGGGGATGTACCGGAGCGGGAGAGCCTACCGCCCACGCCCGGTCACAGGCCGGTACGGACTGGTAAATGCTGTCCTCATCCACAAAGTAGTGTGCGCTGGCCTCCCGGTCGCCGCCTGCGAAATACTTGCAGTTGGCCTTGGCGGTGTCGCTGACGTTGCCCGTGTAGTGCAGCACCACAAAGGCCACGTCCCGCCCGCCCAGCCGGTCATAGGTCTCCTTGCTGGCCGGGATGCTGGTATTGATGGGGATGCCGCCCGCCTTGGCGATGGGATATGCGGCAGTGATGCGCTTACCCATATCTCACTCCCCCTTGCTCAGCTGCTTGACAGCCTGATTGATGCCGGTGGCCGCCAGACCGCTGACGATGCCCACGGCAATGGCGGTGATGGGGTCGCCCGCCGGGAAGTCCGGGATGGGTGCCAGATAGTAGCTGACAGCCCCCAGCAAACCGCCGCAGACCCCGCACAGGATGGGGATCCACTTGTCGTTCATGCTGCTGGCCTTGCCCACCAGCCCCACGAGGTAGGTGATGACGGTGATAACCGCCACGCTTGCGATGCCAAAAGTCTCCATAATTGCTCCTTTCCGTGCCCGAGTCGGGCACACAAAAAATGTTGATAGGTCTTTGTTTATCGGTTTAGTCGGTATTGTACATTCACTGCCGTCTCCTTCCCTTTTTTAATTCTCAGTATAATCGTAAATGATGGTGGCCTTGCTCGCACCCCAAGGAGCATTTGCTACTTGCCCCTGCGACCACGGAACATAAATGGTGGTTAGGTTGGAGCACCCGTTAAATGCAGAAGAGTGGATGGTCTTTGGGTTTCCCTCGAATGTAATACTTGTTAGCCCGGTGCAATTAGCAAACACACCGAAACCAATGTTCGTTATCCCAGGTGGCAGCCTAGTTATTGCCAGGTTGCGGCAACCATTGAACGCATAGTAACCGATGCGTGTTATTCCAGACGGCAGACTAGTTAGTGCAAGTTTGGGGCAGCTTTGAAACGCATAGCTACCGATATTTGTCATGCCAGACGGCAAGCTGGTTAATGCAAGGTTGGGGCAATTATTAAACGCATAGTCACTGATGCTTGTTACCCCAGACGGCAGGCTGGTTAAATGTATTCAATTTTCAATTTCTTTTTCTTTGCTCCAAGCACTTTGCAGAGGACATCATCTACTGCGTCGGTGTATCGTCCCTGGGCTGCTAAATTGTTCTTCAGTTCAATGAGCGATTGTATCACTCGGCTTCGTTCTTCTTCATTTAAGTATAGATGATAGG